CTTTAATGGAGTTAAATTATATCCTCCATTAGGAGTTGCTCCTTTTGATGATAGATATTCTCATATTTACGAGATATGTGAAAAAAACAATATCCCTATAATGGCTCATTGCACTGATGGAAATCCTGTTCATTTTAAAGGTAGTAGAAAAGAGTTAGTTCAGCTACTATGCAAATACGGATTTCCTGTTGATTTGCATAAAACAAATAAAGAATTATGTAGCTTATTTACTCATCCAAAGAATTATGAAAGATTACTGTTAAAATACCCTAAACTTAATTTTTGTTTAGCACATTTCGGGAGAGGTAGCGAATGGGATTATGTCATATTAGAAATGATTGAAAAGTATGATAATCTTTATGTTGATTGTAGTTACGCTATGGCTAATGAGAATTACTGGTATAAGTTCAAACTCCAATTAATAACTAACGAGAAATTAAGAAGTCATTGTTTATTTGGTAGTGATTATTATATGAACGTAATAGAAAATACAGAACAGCAATGGTCTTGTAAATTAAGAGTATTTTTAGGCGAAGAAATATGGAAAGATTTAACCATTAATAATTCAAATAAATATTTATATAAAAACATATAATGTCAGATTTTTTAAGATTTAAAGAAGAAACACAAGAAGTAACAGTAAACGAAGAAGCATATAATTTAAAGCTAATAAGAGAATTAAGAGAAAGAGATAATAGTGAAGATAAGTTCTTTTATAATAATGCCTTAAAGTTTATATATCACGTTTATAAGAAAGAACATATATTCTCTAATTTAAGTATAAACGAGAGGAAGTTAAAAACATCAGAATTATATTTAAACGGAGAGGATATTTCTAAATACGATAATGATAAACATATTTCAGAAATATTAAAAATATATATATCTTTAGAGTATTCTCAAAATGAATGGGCATATCAGAAAATAAAGAATGATATAGACGATACCATTGGTAGCATAAACGAAATACCAATGAAGAAGAGGAAATATTTTAATGAAGACGTGGAAGTTGAAATAGAGGTAGAAACGTATTTTGATGTACCAACTTCTAATGGAAAAACAGAAAAAAAGAAATTCAAAAAGACAATAACAAAAGAAGTAAATATAAAAATTGACTATTTTATAGATAATTCAGAGGAACGAATGAAAGCACTTGCAAATGTTTTAAAATTGCAAGATATGGAAGAAAAGTTCAGAGATATTATTGTAAGAGAAAGAAAGACAAAAGAGCATAGTAACGAAGAAATGACACTTTTAGAGAGGAAGTATTTTCAATAGGAATATGATATGAGATTTATAGATACAAAAAGATTTCAGCCTGTTATTCATTGTGGGGACTTACCTTACAAGGATGACCTATTCCATATAAAAGAATCAGAGATACCAAGAAAAAGAGAAGAAAGAGTAAAATTCATAAAAGACAATCACATATACGTAGATACAGTATGGTGGACTAAACAATACAACAGATGTATTTATGGTTATACAGTAGAAAATGCTATCGAGAAAGGTGGAGATGCTCTTGAAGATAATGTTGATGCTTTTTGGAAAGATAATAATTGCTATCTACCACAATACGACTTATATATCATAAATAAGAAAGTACATATTTCAGGCAGATATTATTTCTTTTTAAACTTTTGGCCGATATACGGATTGGCAGAAGGTAGTAAAGCAAAGGGAATAATAAAACCTCGCTTTCTCGATCATCAATTTTTAGTTTCTCGTCTTTGGGAAATGCAAGTAGAACAACAGAAAGACTTGCAGTTGATGAAAACAAGACAATTGGGAATAAGCGAAATGTATGCAGGAGGTAAACTCGCATATAACTATTTATTTGTTTCAGCATCGCAGAATATTATAGTAGCAGGAGAACAAGGAGATGCAGACCACACCTTTGAAAATTGTGATAGAGGATTAGATTTAATGGCTAATACACAGTTTTATCTTGAAAGGTCAGTAAGTAAGCTACAATCAAATCCTTTAATAAAATCAAAACATACAAGTTCATGGATAAGGTCATTATCTGCAAGGGATAAACCGCAGATAATAAGTAAATATTCTCCGTATGAAATTTATTATGAAGAAATAGGTAAAGGAAAGAAAGCATGGTCATTAGATGTAGCTGGTTTTGCAAGAGCCGCTATTTATACTAATAATATAAAAACAGGATTTCAGTCATTTATAGGAACATCAGGTAATCTTGATGGAGGGGCTTATGATTTGGAACAAAGGTTTTACAACCCTGAAAAATACAATAACCTTTCATTTAAAAATACATTTGAACCTAAAGATAATATAGAAAGCAAACGAGTAGGATATTTTTTACCTAAATGGTGGTTTAAGATTATAGATAAAGATGGCAATACTCAAAAAAAGGAAAGCATAGCTTGCTTATTAGAAGAACGTAAAAGTATAGCCCCTGATAAATTATATATACACGTAACACAGGAGGCTATATACGCATCAGAAGCATTACAAGTATCAACACTTGGATTTTTCGGAGATGTCGCAATAGGCTCTTTAAATAGAAGAAGAATAGAAATAAAACAGAATCCTCAATTTCAGTTAGAACGTAGAGGGATATTAAAAATAAAAGACGTAAATAAACCAATAGTATATTCTAATCTTGAATTTGAGTATGACGATAAAGGGTGGTTAAATATTATAGAAGAACCTGTAACTGACAAAAATGGCTTAGTATATATTAATCTATACCGAGCTGGAGCAGATAGCTACGACTACGAAGAAGCCCACTACTCTAACTCTAAAGGTGCTTTTTATGTAAAAAAAGGCTTTTTAATTGGACAATCTCTTGTCAATACTTATGTTGCCGAGATAGTAGAAAGACCGACTGTAAGCGAGGGTGGAGCAGAAACATTTTACTTGCATACTATATTAGCTTGTATATGGTATAGGTGCAAGGTAAATATAGAGTATTCAAATTTAAGAATATTCCAATATTATGAAGATAGGGGATTTGAGCATTTATTATTTGAAAGACCGAGATTAGCATTTGCAAATAAGATATTAAAATCTACATTGTCTAATAAGTACGGAACAGATAAGAGTTTAAAACCACAAGGACTTGGAATATTAGCCGACAAATTAACTGACGAATATATCGGCAATATGTTTTTTTTAAGTCAAATAGAAGCACTTGCAAAGTTTAAATATATTCCGTCAGCAACAAAGCCATACAACTGCGATAGAACAATGGCAACAATGGAATGTGAGATATATGACAAAGAAGATGAAATGGTAATAGTAAAGAGTGAAGGCGATATAATAAATAAGAGAAAGAGATTAGTTTATAAAAGAGTAAATGGAAGAATAGTTCAGGAATTTGTATAAATAAAAAATATGATAGAGAAAAATTTAGCACCTATAACACTTGTTAAGGAATCTGAAAAAACAACCGCATGGATTGAACAATATCTTCGATATATATCGTCATTATCATCATTGAACGAATATTATAAAAATGATATAACTTGTTGGTCATATTATCAAAATCTAATTAACAAGGACAATACAGAATACTTGACAAAAATAGGTGGTTCAGAATTACCTGCAACTGTAAGAAGAATACCAAAACAAAGACCTTTTATAGACAGACTTGTTTCTCAACAAGAAAGACGACCTTTTGTTTTCTCATGTGTTTTGTCTGATAAGAAAAGTATAGAGGACAAGTATTTAGATCAAGCTAATGATTATATAGAAGCGATAAAGTCAAACGCACAATATATCCATTTTGAAACTTCATTTAAAATACAACAAATAGAAGAAAAGATAGCACAGATGCAGTCTATGGTTCAGCAAGAACCTAAAACAGCAGATGAAGCACAACAGATAATGCAATTAAAACAACAGCTACCTGTCGTTATAAATAACTTTCAGTATGCCATTACAATGCTTAACGAACAAGGAGCATTAACACAAGAACAAATATCCAAACTTAAATATTATCATAGATACGAAAAAAAGGATTGGAAAGAAATAGCAGCACAAAAAATGTTATTAATGTTAAGACAAGAACTTAATGTTAATTCAGAATCAACAGAGGCATTTAAAATAGGAAGAGTTATTGGCAGACAGTATTTTTATGTAGATTACGAAGAAGGGAATAGGCTACCTACATTTAAGTCATTAGACCCTATTACTGTAACATATCCTAAAATAAGTTCAGTAAAATGGGTACAAGATGGTCCCTGGGTTAAGATAACTGAATATATGTCTTATAACGATATTGTAACAACTTATGGAGATAAGATAGTCGAAAAATACGGACAAGATAAATTAGAAAAGCTAAATAATGTTTCTTCTGAAAATACACATAGCATGATAAGAGGAAATAATGGAGAAGCGTATTTTAATGAAGAAAGCATGTTATATTCAGGAACAGATGATAATAACTACGGAATAAAGGTAGAGAGGATATGGATAAAAGTACCAAGAAATATAAAGGTAAAATATACTCCTAACCCATTCGAGGAAGGTATTTATTTCAGGCATTTCATACAAAATAAGGAAGTAATAGATAAACGAGATTGGAAATATGATAATGGCTTTTATATCAATAAGAAAAATGATAAAGACGTAAGACAAGAGGGAGATGTAGAAGTAGTAAATTCGCTAAAAGGAGAAAAGTACAGAAATAAATATACTAATGATAGGTGGTATGGAGTAATAATTAATAATGAGATAATTGTTTGCGAGGGTAAACAAAGTTTTGTATTAAGAGATATAGACTTCCATGGAAAGATATTATTGCCTGTTTTTGGAAAAACATATTCATCTATATCTGACCAACCATATAGCCTTATAATGGCTACAAAAGACTTACAAGACCTATATGATATAGTTCATTATCATCAGGAGTTAATGTTAGCATTATCAGGAACAAAGACAGTTCTTTTCGATACAGCATTTAAGCCTGGAAGTATGACAGACGAACAATGGGAAGCTGACAAAAAGAAAGGAACTTTAAATATTGAGAGTATTGGGCCAGACGGAAAGAGGCAACAAAGTAATTTTAACCAATGGACTATGTTTGATTTATCAGTATCGAGTTCTATCGGAACACTTGAGCAGATAAAAATGAGCATAGAAGAAACAATGGGTGATATTATGGGAGTGCCAAGACAAATGAAAGGTCAAATGGTTGCAACAGACCAAGTAGGTACTTATAATGCTTCATTAAAACAAGCAGGACTTATAACAGAGATAATGTTCGCAGAACACGACTTAATAGAATCTAAAGCATTAACTCACGCATTAAATTTAGCTTTAACATTCTGTTATAAAGACGGAGAAACATTTGGAATTAATAATAATGACTTATCAGGAGAGATAATAAACATACCTCCAAACGTATTTAATAAGATAAGATTTTCAGTATTAGTAGCCAACAATACAGATGAAGGACAAGGCATGGAAGATATGAGGCAGTTAATTATTGGTAATTGGAAATCAGGACAAATGCAATTTTCAGATGTTGTTGATTTATGGGGAATAAAAACTCTTGCTGAACTTAAAGATAAGTCAAAATACATGGCAGAAAAGGCACAAGAGATAAGAACGATGATAGCTAATAATTCCTCACAAGCAGAGGTAGAAAAAGAGAAATTAAAAATACAACTGAATAATGAATTATTAGCACCATGGAAAGAACAAGAGTTTAGGTTAAAGGAAATGGAGTTACAGATAAAACAGTCATTAGGACAAATGAACTCGCAGGTATTGTCGCAGAAAAATCAGGTTATGCAGAAACAGATAGAAAACGATACTGTAATTAAATCTGCTAAAATACAAGCACAAAAAGAAGTAGATGATAGTTCTATCGCAATGAATGATAAACATTTGAATAATAATGAAAAAATTAAGATGTTAGAGATACAAGTAAATTCATTATTAAAAGATGCAAAGATTAAAAGCGATAATTTGTTGTCAAATAGGAAACAAAATATTGATATGGGAAATATGGTTATTAATAGCCAAAAACAAACAGCAATAAGAAGTAATAAATTAGAATAATTATTATTATGTTTATAGATTTAACTAATATAGGATTAATTGGTGTACATTTAACTACATTAGATTGTGAAGAAATGTTTATTATTAATTCAAAGTATTTAAATCAAATAATCGTTATGAATATGAATTAATTTTAATAATTTAACAATGAGAAAAATTAAAAGAAATGACAGAATTATCAGGAATAGTTGCAATGGAAAAGGTTGCTATGTTAGGTATTCTTTGCCTTTTGACCGCAAGTTTAACAATGTGTATATGGAAGTTCATGACAAGAGGAATGATATTCAGAAGATACTATTTACTTCTAATATACTATTGGATAAAGTGGCATAAGAAAAAAGATAGATGGAAAAGAAAGTGGCTTAAACCTATTGGACTATGTTACTATTGTTATGGTACTTGGATAAATATAGTATCATTTGTAATATTTATCGGATTAGGTAGTATTGATATGATATTATTTTCAATAGCATTAAACTATATTTTTATAGAACTATTAAATAAATTATTAAAAATAAAACAATAATATTATGGCAATTAAAAAGAAATGGTCTACAATGAAAAGACTATCCGAAAAGGAAAAAGAACAACCTATTAATCTTG